ATACTGATAGATGTACACTACGATTAAATGATAGTACAGTTACATGCTTACCGCTGGGCGATGGTCAAAAGATTAGAGGCCAACGTGCTAATGATATTATAGCTGACGAATTTGCATCTATACCTAGAGAGATATTTGAAAACGTTGTAGCTGGTTTTGCAGCCGTTAGCGCAGATCCAGTAGAAAATGTAAAAAGAATAGCTGCTCAGAAAAAAGCAGAAGAGTTAGGCATAGAGCTTGAAGAAGAAGAACAAGAAGTTCAGAAAGATAATCAAATTGTATTATCTGGTACTGCATACTATGATTTCAACCATTTTGCTACATACTGGAAGAAATGGAAATCTATAATACAAAGTAGAGGTCAAGCTAATAAGCTAAGAGAAATATTTGGAGAAGACCCTCCAGAGAGTTTTGATTGGACTCAGTATTCTATTGTGCGTATGCCTTATGAATTATTACCTAAAGGTTTTATGGATGCGGATCAGGTAGCTAGATCTAAAGCTACGGTACACGCTGGTATATATCAAATGGAATATGGAGCTTGCTTTACTAGAGACAGTCAAGGGTTTTTCAAAAGATCTTTGATTGAGTCGTGTGTTGCTAATGAGAAAAATAAAATTAAAGATGCAAATAATGAACTTATACATTTTGAGTCAGTACTCATGGGTAATAAAGATCGTAAATATATATTTGGAGTTGACCCTGCATCTGAAGTAGATAATTTTAGTATTGTTGTATTAGAGGTGTATCCCTCAAGAAGACATATTGTTCACTGTTGGACTACGACTAGATCAGAACACAAAGAAAAAGTAAAGAAGGGCTATGCATCAGAGACAGACTTCTATGCCTACTGTGCTAGAAAGATCAGAGACTTGATGGTGCTATTTCCCTGTCTTCATATAGCTATGGATGCTCAAGGCGGTGGCGTTGCAGTTATGGAGTCGTTGCATGACAAAGATAAAATCAAAGAAGGCGAAGTAGCCATTTGGCCTACCATAGATGACAATAAAGCCAAGGATACAGATGGAGAACAAGGCTTACATATTCTGGAGATGTGTCAGTTCGCTAAGTATGATTGGTTGGCTGAAGCGAATCATGGACTTAGGAAAGACTTTGAAGATAAGACATTATTATTCCCTGATTTTGACTCTTTAAGTCTTACCATATCAGAACATCAAGATACAGAAAAGGGTAGAATGTTTGATACGTTGGAAGAGTGCGTGTTAGATATAGAAGAATTAAAAGATGAATTATCTATGATACAAATGACACAAACATCTGCGGGTCGAGATAGATGGGACACTCCTCAGATAGTTGTGGGAACAGGCAAGAAAAGTAAAATGAGAAAGGATAGATATTCTGCATTATTAATGGCAAATATGGCTGCTAGAGTAATACAGAGAACACCAGAACAAGCTGCTTACAATTTCTATGGTGGATTTGCTACTGGTGGTCATAAACCTAAAAGCACAGATAAATTATATACAGGTCCAAGTTGGTTTTCAGAAAACATGAAAGATGTGTATTGATAAGTATACAATCCAATTACCAATCCAATTGAGGTTTTTCAATGAGCAATGAAGAAATGTTTACATGGTCAGAGGGTGATTCTGCGGGCAAAGCTGAAGCTTTTTCAAAAGCTGCTGATAGTATAAATTCATATACTGGATTGTCTAAATCGCAAGGTAATCATTATCGTCACTTTATAGATATTGAACCAAATAGATCCGTGAAGCCGGGATTCACTTCTCAGGATTACTATGCATTTAGACCAGACGAAGCAGTTCCTAATCAGCAACGTAGAATTATTCGCATGTGCATGGACGCATATGATAAGGTTGGTATTATCAGAAATATCATTGACTTGATGGGAGACTTCGGCAGTCAGGGCATTCAGATAGTCCACAGAGATAAATCTGTAGAGAAGTTTTACCAGCAGTGGTTTAAGAGTGTTCATGGTAAAGAGCGTTCAGAGAGATTCCTCAATAATCTATATAAAACTGGAAATGTAATTATTTATAGAAGTTATGCTAACGTAACTCCACAATTAAGTAATTATATGAAGGCCATGTCTAGCGATATTAGAGTTGAAGTACCTAGCGTAAAAGCCAATGAAATACCTTGGAGATATAACTTCTTCAATCCACTAACAGTTAAGAATAAGGATGGTAATCTATCTTTATTTATGGGCTTGAAAAATTATAGTATTACTAGCAATTCATTCTTTGATAAGTTTACTACAGGTGATATTCCTAATCACGTATTAGATACTTTACCAACTAATATTAAACAAAGCCTGTTACGTGGAGAGAAAGATATTCCACTTGATCCTGACAGACTTTCTATGTTTTACTACAAGAAGGATGATTGGAGACAGTGGGCGCATCCTATGATTTACGCTATTCTAGATGACGTTGTTATGCTAGAGAAGATGAGACTAGCTGATATGTCTGCACTAGATGGAGCTATCTCTAATATTAGATTATGGACACTTGGTAACTTAGATCACAAGATATTACCTAATAAAGCTGCTATTAATAAATTACGAGATATTTTAGCAAGTAATGTTGGCGGTGGTACAATGGAACTCGTTTGGGGACCAGAGCTTTCGTTCAAAGAATCTAGTAGCGATGTCTATAAGTTCCTTGGTTCTGAAAAATACACCGCTGTCCTTAACAGTATTTATGCTGGTCTTGGCGTTCCACCAACTCTTACTGGTATGGCTAATAATGGTGGCGGGTTTACTAACAACTTTATCTCACTTAAAACTCTAGTTGAAAGACTTCAATATGGTAGAGATCAGCTAGTCAGATTCTGGGAAAAAGAATTAGAGATCATCAGAAAGTCTATGGGTTTTAGATATAAGGCCCATATCCAGTTTGATCGAACATCTCTATCAGACGAGGCTGCTGAAAAGAATCTTCTTATACAGCTGGCAGACAGAGATATCATTAGTCATGAGACTCTCCTTGAACGATTTAAGGAAATACCTCAGATTGAAAATATCAGGATGAAAAGAGAACTTACTAAACGTGATACAGTTGGTCCAGAAAAAGCTGGTCCATTTCATCCACCACCACCTCCTAAAGCTAAAGAAGAAAATGCACCTGAGCCTCCAACTCCTCCATCTCAAACTGACGAGAAGACAGATATAGAGGTTGAAGGAGGTAGACCCCTATTTAAGCAAGACGAGGGACCACGAAAGAAAAGAGTAGAAACTCCTAAATCGAAACCGGGACTTGCTACTATAGTCGTCAATGCTGAAAAAACATGGTCTCATATATCAGATACGATTACAAATTGTTACTTAAGTTCTGCTGGTAAGAAAAATCTAAGACAACTTACTAAGGCTGAGTTTAAGAACTTAGAGCAGCTAAAACTAGACGTTTTCAGCAATATAGACGTATCAGATGATATTACAGATAATATAATTTATGAATTATTATCGAACAAAACAAGAGCTTCCTCAGAATTCATGAAGAAGATTGGAGAGTACAATATCAATCTTAATGAAATGAATATTGAAGAATACAGAAAACATATCGTTGGAATATACATCGAGCTGAAATCATAGGTTTCATTTTTTGTATTTTTTTGTGTATAATTCTGAAGAGAGGTGCAAATGCAAATTTATTCTAAAGAAATCGAAGATGGCGTAGCTGAACTTGTACGATCCAGTGCGAGTATGGCATATTGTATGCCTGCATCCCTCTCTGTAGATACGCGCTCTGACTCCGTTGATTTCGCAGAAAAAGTTAAAGCAGAAAGCGCCAACCCAAAACAAATTGATTTGTATTATATCAAGTCAATCCTTGTCTCTACTGGCTGGAATAAGAACGATGATGTTTTCACTCCAGAAGCTACGTGGTCAGCACGTACAACTCCAGAAGACAAGCAATTTAATCTTATGCACGATGAGAACAATATCATTGGGCATATTACTGGTAGCTATGTCGTTGATCGTAGCGGCGCAGCTATCGCTGACGATACTCAGCCAGATGATTTTGATATTATCACCGAGGCTGTGTTATATAACAGTTGGACAAAACCTGAGAATCGGGAGAGGATGAGTCAAATCATTGCCGAGATCGAAGAAGGCAAATGGTTCGTCTCTATGGAGTGTTTGTTCGCTGGTTTTGATTATGCACTGTTAGATGATAATGGTACTTCTAAGTTATTAGAGAGGAATGAAAGTTCCGCTTTCTTAACTAAACACCTAAGAGCTTATGGTGGTAATGGAGAATACGAAGGCTATCAAGTTGGTAGATGTTTAAGGCAAATTTCTTTCTCAGGTAAAGGTCTTGTATCTAAACCTGCGAATCCAAGAAGTGTTATCTTAGATGCTAGCAGGGCTTTCTCTCTAAATTCTAATTCAACAATTTTAACTAGTTTCCCTGAAGGAGATAATGACATGTCAGATACTAATCTCTTAGAGAAGCAACTTGCTGAAATTAAAAGTGAGTTAGCATCTGCTAAAGAAGAAAATGTAGCGCTTCGACGAGAAATCGAAGAAGCTTCTGCAAAAGAGCAAGGCGAAGCTGTTGCCAAGCTCGAAGAAACATTGGCAGCTAAAGATGACGCAATCAAAGCTCTAGAAGCTACAGTTGCTGAAAAAGAAGCTTCTATCACTGAACTTCAAGAAACCCTTGCTAAAGACAAGGAAGACATGAAGGAAAA